CTATTAAAAAAAACATTAGTACCGGTTGCCGGCGATTTGTCGATGACCGGCGGAACAGTTAGCCAAATTGCTGGAGTTCCATTAAGCCAAGCAGTTCAACGCCAAGGCGGGCGCGAATTTATGTTGCTTGAGCCTAATGTAAAACAGAATGTTGCTTGGGCCTCAGAGCCGGCTGCAGCATCTAGCAAAACCGAAAACTTGCGAATGTTTGCCGATAAAGGCGAGGATGCTCTTGGAATATTTTTAGGTATGAGTCCCCAAGGTATTAACTTTAGCCACCATATGGCCCAAGGCATGGTTGGCCAGCTGCCAACATTACCAATCGCCAAACAGGCTTATAAAGAGTTGCGGGAAGATGTGCGTAAGACATGGGTAAAGGACCCCGAAACTGGCGTGAAGAGATACCCATTTAAAGACTTTGCGGGCGTAGATTCCCCAAATATCTACGAATTAATGTCTAAAGACGGTCAGCTGCGCAAGGCTATTGTTGAGTCTATGAGTAAGGCCAAGTTCCGAGACCAAGGTTTTCCGCGCTGGGAAGATACCGCTAAAGTAATGAATGACCCAAGATTGTTTCAGGGTGAGGCTGGCCGGTCTATGTTTATTGCGCAGCCAGGCGCGGGTCCATTAGTCCCAGAGTTTAAACATGGGTCCTATTCGATGGGCATACCTGGGCAATATTTTGGCGGATTACAGGCTAAAAGCGGTGAAATTGTGGGCGCGCCCGCTGATTTACTGTTTCCAAAGACATTTGAAAGAATGCGCAAATCGGGTAAAACCGAGGCCAATATTGCTAGATCAATGCAAGTTGCGCACCATGGGGAGAGGTTTACTGAAGAATCTTTGGACCCTCTAATGAAGTTTCTTGGGTATTGAGTTGAGCATAAACAAACCTCAATTCTTGGCACAACTCGGTCACGATTGAGGATATGGCATTAAACCGCTCCTCGTTGGTCATAGCAAGATACTCTGGTGCGTTGCGTACATAAGCGTCACCAGTTTCTACATTAACTCCACAGTAAAAGACTATTCGTTTCATTTTTGACCCTTTCTTAAAGCAATATGTTTTTGTAGGATATGCCAGAACTCCGATTTAATGATTTTCATAACTCCTCCATAAGAGTAAACAGTTTACAGTATAAGATTAACACAAACAACAAGAAACGATTTATTATTTAACAACTGGAACTTATTGATTGAGTTAATCACTATGGCCGCACCGATAGGAAATTCTAATGCTGTAAAGGGCAAGATGTTCTATGACAAGCTCCGAAAGGTGCTGACTCAAGAACCTCAAAAGCTAGAAAACATTGTTAAGCAGCTGGTTACACAAGCTGAACAAGGCGAGGCATGGGCCGTGAAAGAGGTCATTGACCGGTTGGATGGTAAAGCCGTGCAAACTAACCAGGTTGAGAATTCCGATGGAACTCCGCTCTTGGCTGGCATTCAGGTCATGTTTGTAAAACCACAAGATGCTTGAGACTTTAGATAAAGCATTAGCTAACGCAGAATTCCCCGTAAAACTGGCTTTTTTGTTTGAGCCCAAGAGATATAAGATTCTGTACGGTGGGCGCGGTGGCGCTAAGTCTTGGGGAGTTGCCAGAGCGTTATTAATTAAGGCAGCTAAAGACCCTATCCGCATCCTTTGCGCCCGTGAGTTTCAGGTATCCATTAAGGATTCTGTCCATAAGCTGCTTACAGACCAGATTGACAGTCTAGGCTTAGAGTCCTTTTACGAGGTTACCCAGACAAGCATTCGCGGTAAGAATGGCTCTGAGTTCTTCTTTATTGGCCTTAAAAACAACATTACCAATGTCAAATCCTTTGAGGGTGTAGACATATGCTGGGTGGAGGAGGCTCAGACTGTTTCTAAAACTAGCTGGAATGTCCTAATTCCTACGATCCGAAAGGACAACTCCGAGATATGGATTACTTTTAATCCAGAACTTGAGACCGATGATACCTACCAGCGGTTTGTTATCTCACCGCCTACCAATGCAATAGTCCAAAAGATTACCTGGCGCGATAACCCTTGGTTCCCACAAACGCTGCGGGAGGAGAAAGACAACCTCCATATGCGGGACATCGAGGCCTACAACACCGTCTGGGAGGGTTTGTGCCGCAAGACCGTGGATGGAGCGGTATTTGGTAACGAAATAACCCTTGCTGACCTTGAGCAGCGCATTACCAAAGTTCCCTATGATCAAATGAAGGGAGTTCATGCTGTCTTTGACCTTGGTTGGTCGGACAATACGGCCATCTGGTTTGTGCAATTCATTGGATTTGAGATTAGATTAATCCGATATATTGAGGACAATCAAAAGACCATGTCCTATTACATGGCCGAGATGCAGAAGTTCGGGTATCACTATGACACCATCTGGCTGCCGCATGATGCTGAGAACTCAACTCTGGCAGCTGCTGGGCGCTCGATTGCCGACATTGTCAGGGCAGCCGGTTACAAGGTGCAGATTGTGCCAAGAACCCCAACTGCGGACTCTATCAATGCAGCTAGGACAATATTCAACAAGTGTTATTTTGATAGAGAAAATTGCCATCAAGGATTACAATGTTTAAGACATTACCGATATGATGTGGACCCAGACACTAAGCAATTCAGTAAAACGCCTTTGCACGATATATATTCGCACGGAGCCGATGCGTTTAAATATCTTGGTTTAGTAGTGAATGAGCCCCGCAAATCGGTAGCTAAACGAGCCGTGCAACAACCGGCTGGATCATGGATGGGATGAATATGGCAAACGATCAGCGTATACAAGACGCGCAGAAATTCTTAAGATACGCAAATGATGCGGACTCTTACAACCGCCAGGATGCCCTGGACGACCTTAAATTTTCTTCCGGTGACCAATGGCCAGTTGAAGTGCAAAACTCTAGAAACCTAGAGGCTAGACCCTGCCTGACTATTAACAAACTAGATGGCTTTATCCGCCAGGTCTGTAATCAGCAGCGCCAAGCAAGACCCCGCATGAAAGCGCACTCGATGAACTCGGCAGCTAATGCCAAGGTCGCTGACATCCTAACGGGCATTTTTAAGCATATTGAGGTCAACTCGGACGCAGATACCGCCTACGATACGGCCTTTGAGTTTGCGGTCCGCATGGGTTGGGGTTACTGGCGCATAGTTACCGACTACACACGAGAAGATTCGTTTGACCAAGAAATTTACATTAAACCCATCGTAAACCCATTTACTGTTTACATGGACCCCAACAGTCAGATGCCAGATGGGTCTGACGCTGAGTCTTGCCTAATTACTGAGGTAATGAGCAAAAAGGAATTTAAGGCCGAATACCCTAATGCAGACGATGGCGGTAACTTCAATATGCGTGGAACTGGTGACGCAGACGCGGATTGGGTTATGAAGGATGACATCCGAATCGCTGAATGGTGGTATACCGAGCGCAAAAAGACCAAATTGCTTATGCTTTCCGATGGTACGCAAGTCTATAAAGATGAGGCACCCAGCGCAGAAATGATGATTGCAGCCGGCATTGAAGTGGTGGCCGAGCGCGAAACAATGCGCAAGACCATTAAGTGGGCAAAGCTGACCGGTATAGAAATCCTTGAAGAATCCACATGGATGGGTAAGCATATCCCAATAGTCCCCGTCTATGGCCAACAGCTGACGATTGACGATAAGCGCAAGAAGTATGGCATTGTGCGCATGGCCAAGGACCCGCAGCGGATGTACAACTACTGGCGTACCGCTCTGACCGAGTCGGTGGCTCTCGCGCCCAAGGCTAAGTGGCTGTTGGCAGAGGGTCAAGATGAGGGCCATGAGAATGAATGGAACTTGGCTAACATTAAGGCCACACCGGTATTGCGTTACAAGCAAAAAGACATTGAGGGCCAACCTGCGCCACAACCGGTTAGATTGCAACCAGAGCCACCTGCTGCCGGAATCGTTGAGGCTACAAGCGCAATCAACAATGACCTGCAAACCGTAGTTGGGATATTTGACCCCAATATGTTGTCTCAAGGCAATATGTCTGGTAAGGCAATCCGCGGTCAGCAGATGCAGATTGATATGTCGAACTTTCATTATTACGACAATCTGACGCGCTCCCTTAAACATACTGGGCGGATCATCCTAGACCTAATCCCCAAGATTTATGACAAAGAGCGGGTCATGCGGATTATTGGCTACGACAACCAGCCTGAGATGGTAACGATTAACCAACGGGCCGTGGATGAATCAGGCGCTGAAAAGATACTGAATGATGTAACCGTGGGCGAATACGATGTGTATATGGATACTGGCCCTGGCTACCAATCCAAGCGCCAGGAGGCAGTCGAGTCGATGATCCCATTGATCCAATCTAACCCTGAACTATTCCAAGCTGCCGGCGATTTAATATTCCGCAACATGGACTTCCCAGGCGCAGATGTGATTGCTGACCGTTTGGCCGCAATGAACCCATTAGCCCAGATTGACGAAAAGGCAGACATTCCGCCACAAGTCCAGATGCAGTTGATGGCCAGCCAAAAGATGGTTGCCGATATGCAGCAACAGATTGCGGCCTTGACCATGAACTTGCAGCACCAAACCGATGTGCAGCGCATGAAGGAAGAAGGCCAAACCAAGCGCAAATTGATGGATGTAACCTCTAGGGCGTACAACACCGAGACCATCAACGAGGCTAAAGTTAACCAGACCAACATGAAGTCGATTACCGACCAGAACCGGACTGAGTTAGACGCTATCACCAAACTGTTACTAAAGGGCATGGATTCACGCGCCCTGCAACAAGAAATAGACCGCAGGGATTTTGAGCAAGGCCAAGCAGCTGCGTTTGCTGAGAGCGAAGTCAATATGAATGAGTCACCATTCTTGCAGCAGGAGATGGCGATTGCCCAGGAGCCAATGACTAACCCCGCAATGGATGACCAAATGATTGCGCAGTTTGCTGCACAACAAATGCAACCGCAGCCATTAGAACAACCGGTTATCCCTGGCGTACCAATGGGACCTCGTTGACAACTATTGAAAAACAGTTTCTAATAGATTTAACCTACCGATGGGTTCATCGGGTTTATTCTTGGAGTTAATCCATGTCCGATGCAGAAGTAGCACAGGAACCGGTAAGGAAACAAGCTGGTAACTTAGTAACAAGTGAGAATTTAGCTGAGTTTCATGCACAAAAACTTGGTTTAGCCAGTCAGGAAACTCCAACTGAGGCCGCAGATGCGGAGCCGGTTGTTGAGCAAGACCGGAGTGAGCCAGAGGCAGAAACAGATGCTGTAGCAGGTGAAAAGAAGCACAACCCGAAACTTGAAAAGCGGTTTTCGGAACTGACCAAGCAGCGCGAAGCAGCCCGCCAAGATGCGGACCGTGAGCGTAGTGCTCGTGAGGCTCTTGAGGCGCGTATTAAGGATTTGGAAGGCAAGTTAAATCCGCCTAAATCGGAAGAACCTGACCCTAAACCAGACCCAGCGCAATTCAATGATGCTCTAGAGTATGCTGAGGCTCTGGCCGAGTGGACTACTGATCGAAAGATGCGGGAGCGGGATCAAGCAGAACTTGCTCGCAAGGTTGAGGAGGAACAGTCGCGGATGCGGCAGAAGTTCCAAGATCGACTAGATGTTGCGAAACAAGATATGCCGGATTACGAGGAAATGATTGCGTCAAGCGATGTCTCGGTGTCACAACCGGTCACCGATGCAATTATTGAGAGTGATGTAGGCCCACAACTCCTATATTACTTGGCCGAAAATCCTGATTTTGCTCGTGAGTTGGCGGAGAAATCCATTACCTCACAACTCCGTGCCATCGGGCGTTTAGAGGCTAAATTTGAGAAAGCAGAGCCAGCTAAACCGAGCGTAAGAGAACCTGTTGCGAAGAAGTCTAATGCTCCGGCACCGATTAGTCCGCTGAAAGCCGGTGGGAATCCTAGCGATATTGCGTTGGATTCTGACCGTAAATTTCATGGCACCTACCAGCAATGGAAAGCTGCAAGGGCCTCTGGGAAGATTCGATGACGGGTAACTTTAAAATTAATTTGGAGAATTACCATGGCAAATAACTTGCTAACCATCTCCATGATCACCAACGAGGCGTTGATGGTCTTGGAAAACAGTTTGACCTTTACTGGTCGTGTAGACCGTAACTATGATGACCAGTTTGCGGTTGTCGGTGCAAAGATTGGTAACACAGTCAATGTCCGCCGCCCAGGTCGTTTTATCGGTACCACCGGCCCAGCGCTGAATGTTGAGGACTTTAACGAGACTTCATCCCCAGTAACCCTCAGTACCCAGTTCCATGTGGACACACAATTTACGACTCAAGACTTGTCTTTGTCGTTAGATATGTTCTCGGACCGTGTACTAAAACCTGCTATTGCAGCAATCGCCAACAAAATCGACTTTGACGGCACCACAATGGCAGTTGACAACACCGCTAATACCGTTGGTACAGCTGGTGTAGTTCCATCTGACATCGCAACATTCTTGACCGCCCAGGCTTTCTTGGATGGTGAAGGCGCTCCCCGTGACGGTAAGCGTTCTTGCGTTGTTGACCCATTCACCGGCGCTAGTATTGTTGGCTCCTTAAAGGGTTTATTCAACCCACAAGGTTCCATCGCTGGCCAGTATGAAAAGGGAATGATGGGTCGCGACACCATTGGTATGAACTGGTATATGGACCAAAACATCGTGTCCCATACTTACGGTTCTTACGCAACGGCCACAATGACTACGAATACCTCTACATTTACAGGTTCGTTGACAACTGGCTGGGCTCAGACTTCATCCATCACAATCTCTGCTGTTACCGCTAATGCCGTATTAAAGCAAGGCGATACCATTCAGATTGCTGGTGTGTTTGCAGTCAACCCACAGAACCGCCAGCCCTACGGTGGTAATGTATTGCGTAACTTTGTAGTAACTGCCGATGTAACAATTACTAGTGGTGGATCAGCAACTGTAATCGTTAGCCCTGCAATTATTACTGCTGGTCAATTCCAAAATGTAACCGTGGCAACTACATCTGCAACTGCAGCTGTAACACCATTTAACAAAACTGGTATTGTCAGCCCACAGAACTTGGTGTTCCATCGCAATGCGTTTACCCTGGCTACTGCCGACCTCCAATTGCCAGACGGCGTACATTTTGCAGGCCGTGCAAGCGATAAGGATAATGGCTTGTCGATTCGTGTGGTGCGTCAATACACCATTAACAACGACTCCATCCCAACCCGTTTAGATGTTTTATACGGCTGGGCTCCGCTTTACCCAGAACTCGCCTGCCGCGTAGCAGCTTAATAGGAAAGGAACCTTATCATGCCAAATCCAGGACCAGCAACTACCCAAACAACCAATTTCCTGTTTAACGGTGATTCAACAGACGGCATACAAATTGCC